TGCTGCCTTCATTATCATGTCAATGTCGTCTTTAGATAAGTCGAACTGGAAGTAGTTGTCAACTTCAATACTTTTATCAGGAGCGCTAACAATAATGTTAGGGTCTGCATAAAAATATTCAAATACGGAATTACCTTTTGTAACTCTGAGACTTTCGTCACCAAAGTCTACATCAGTATCTTCCATAACTGTAAGTAGGGATAGTAAACTGTTCAAGTCATAAACAGCAAACTCTTTAGGAAATGCCTCTTTAATCTCAGCACGAGCAAAAATATTTTTACCTGTACTAATTGTCGAAAGTGTGTTTCCTTCACGAACTAGAATGTTCGTATTAATTGTAGCGAAATTCTTGAGGGTATCAAGAGTATCTTTGCTTAGTTTCATAATATTCTCCAAATTTAAAACCTATAAGTGTATTATAGGTTCTTTCATACTAAATGTCAATGGTCCATAGGACCGTTTTGCCTAATTACTCTGGCCAGAGTTGCGAACTAGCGCCTGCATCGTTGACCCAGGTTACAGTAAGACCAATGTCTCCGCTTGTAGCGTTTGCAATCCAAGTATTAAATGCGCTGGCGTCATATTCTTCGTGAGCGTTTCTAGCTGTCTTATAACTCTCAAAAGATGCATCATTATCATGCTCAATAACTACTGTTAATGTGAGTTGATCTGATGAAAGCGAGAACGCAATATCTACACCGTTGTCTGTGAAATACTGACGTCTCCAAGTATCAAATGTTGAATTATGATCTGATATATTTGGAAAATCGTTATCTGTAGATGTCCTGGTGTATACTGATGTTATTGTAGATGCCATTTTTAATTCCTAAGTTATTGTTATGTTAACATTCTTATTTATAAGAGTTTAATCGTCTAAATAATGCTTTACGGTATTTTTGTCGTGTTCTGAGAGCGCTATAATGCCGTAGTGTAATACCTTCATAAGATCCTTTCTATGGTCCTCTGTGGTGCCTTTTCTACCATATCGTTGTGCGTATTTCAGAATGTTTCCAATTGTAAATCCAATTCCATGTCCACAATCACTAATAAATTCTGTGGATTGAAATTTGTTTCTGCTGTAATGTCCAGAGTATGTCTTGTCGATATACGATTGGAGCTCCCTAATGAGAGCTCCTTCGTTGAACTTATACTCTGGCGTTTTATTCTTCGCCATCTTCATGTATCTCCTGTTCTGCATTTTCTTCCATCTGCTGTTCTAATTCAACAGTTGGATCAACCTTGGCATACAAATCAATGAATGCCTCTTTTGTGTCTTCGTCGAACCTATTAACACAAAGTTGAACAGCCTTTTGCTTGTCCTTGAACACTGCAAAAGCGTTAACAATGTGCTCCAACCTACGAGTTGAAATAAGTTCGTCGATGGCACCTTCGTAATATGTTTTACGAATAACATCACTCCAAGTAACAAGGTGTGTCGCGAAGTCTTGGTCTACATTGTTGACCTTTTCCATCTTCTTGATCACTATCTTTTTCTCGGTAGCTAGTGTAGGGTACTCCTGCTCAACTGTGATTGCAAACCTTTCTAGGAATGCCTCGTCGAGTATGTTGGCTGAAATAAATTTGCCATCATCTGAACCTCGACCCTTAGTATTGGCCGTAGCCACTAAGTTAAATCCAGGAGCAGGAGTTACGGTTTCGCCAGTCTTCTTGTTGAAGTAAGGCTTCCCCTCAAGGATGGCTTGTAAGCACATCAGCTTGTTCGAACCCCTATCCACTTCATCAAGTATGAGAACAGCGCCCCGCTTCATCGCGGTGAGGACGGGCCCTTCTCTATAGACGACATTACCGTCAACTAGTGTATTGCCACCGATTAAATCATCCTCATCAGTTTCAATACTAATATTTACTCTAATAGCCTCACGCTTTAGGTTTGCACATACTTGTTCAACCATTGTAGTCTTACCATTACCTGATAAGCCTGAAATGAATATTGGGTAGAACATGCTAGTGCTAAGAACTGTTTTCAAGTCCTTGTAAAATCCAAATGGTACAAAAGTAGCATCTTTTCCTGGGATAAGATCGTCTACTTCTACAGCTAATTTAGCTTGTACCAACACCTGTGGAGCTTGGGTTTCAACCACTGCTAAAGGTGCTTGTTGAGCCTGTTCAATGGGCTGTGCCTGAGCAACCTGTCCACCAAACATACTGGTTAAATTATAAACGCCTCTGTCAACTTTGACTTCTGGCTTGCCGTTCACCAACCATGCTGGGAAACCTAAGCCTATTGAGCTAGCTGTTTCGATGATTTGTTTACGGGTAAAAACTCCAGTACCGTTGTCCTGTGACTGTAGGGTCTGGATTAAGTTTTCTCTATCTATTGCTTTCATTATATAAGTCCTCA